GTAACTGAATTGCCCCTCGAAAACTTTGGTCGTGCGGTCCACGCCCGCCACGTGAATGTGGAGCCCGACGAGGGCTGCCGCAGCGGCTTGCTGGCGCAGCAGAAGCAGGAGCGACATTTACCGCACCACTCCTGCCCGGCTCAGCACGATCGGCATGGACTTCACCACCTTTCGCGCCATGCGTTCTCCGTCCACGTCGAGCGCCGCATGCACATGAATCACGATCGGTGTATCGCCCCGACCGCGGCCGCTATTGAGCGATTCGAGCACCCCCGGTCCGCCGAGCGCGTCCATGCCCCGTCGCGAGAGGATGCCTTCGCCCATCTGCGCGAGAATCGGCACTTCGTCTGACGCGAGGAAGAGCCCGCTGTGAGCCGTCCGCCAGGTGTGCCACGGGATGAACCGGCCGGCGTGCGATTCGTAGGCCTCGCGCGCGCGACCCTCGTCCCCAGGATTGCGCCGCACGAAATCCGGCAGGAATTCCTCAAAGGTGGCCCCCATGCCGCGCGACACGGATCCGGAGTCTTCATCCCACGACGGACTCATGCGCGATTCCTGGATGGTGATCGTCTTGATGATCGGCTTGGCCATTTCTAGGTTCGCCCGTTCGACCGCAAGCTTCGCGGCCAGGAAGGCGTCCTCGGCCATCTGGCCCGCCGCATCCATGCTCTTGCCAGCCGTGGCGGCTGCGGCCGGGACGTCGATGCCCAGTTGCTTCAGGAACGCCTCCATCAACTGCACGAGCCGCTCGATGCCCTTGGCCATCTTGTCCTGCACCGAGCGGTGCTTGTCGCCGACAATGCCCGCCTGCACGGCCTGATTCAGCAGCCGCTGCGTCGAGTCGTCGACCTGGTAGCCGAAGTCCTGCTGCAGCTGCCAAATCGTCTGCAGCGTCGGTTGCATCAGGCGGAGCGCCGCCTCGCCGTCATGTCCCTGCGCGACAATCCGCGCGTGCGTCTGGGCGACCTGCGCCGCAAGACCACCGAACATGTCTTGCGTGAGCAGGCCGGCGTTGTGGAGCCCGACGAAGGCCTGGTTCAGCGAGCCGACGGCATTCAGCGCAGGCCCGGTGATTTCGTCTTGGGCGAGGTGCACGAAGTAGCGCAGCTGGTCGAACGCTGCACCGCCAGTCAATCCGGCCTGCGTCAGGTGCATGCCGAGGTCATCTACCGCCGGCGCGATCACCTTCAGAGCGTCCGTGACGGTCATGCCCCGCTGCTGCAGCTCGTTGAACGAGGCCAGCAGCGCGCCTGAAAACGCATCCGCTGAGGCCTGGGAGGTGATCGCCGTCACCCGGATCAACTCGTTCTGGCGCTGAATCTCAATATTTAGATCGGCGATCTGGAGCTTGAGCTGTTTCTTCCGATCACCCTCGGCCTTCGCCAGCTCTGCCTCGAGGTCCGCCAGCTTCACGCGCTTGACGCCGAGGTCGTTATAGGCCTGCGCGCCCGCACGCAGGAAGCCCGCGATCCCAGTCACGCCCTGCTCGACCGAGGCTCGGATGAAGCCGTTGATCTCGTCCGTCATCTGGCCCATGTCGTCAAGCCGATGGACCATGTTGAGGAGTTCCGCAGACGCAAGCTGCCCAGATTTGGTGACGTCGTTCAGCAGGCCTGGCAGCTCCGACACGAAGGCCTTCGAGTCTTCGATCGTCGAATTGAATTCGTCGAGCAGTTGCTTGAAGTGTTCCAGCCCAGCGCGATTCTGACTACCCCACGCGGCCGCCAGCGCGTCGCCGGCGCTGCCGCCCACGGTGATGATGTTTTCGATCGACCCGTGCGTCTTCAGCAGCTCGTCCTGGAGCTTCTTGATTTCCGCGTTGGCGTCTTCGAGCTGCTGGCGGCCCTCGGATTTGCCGAAGATGTTGCGGAATACACCAGTGAGGGCACCGCCGGCCGCACCGATCGCCATCCCCCACGGACCAAACGCAGCGCCCATGGCGGCACCTGATGCCGCCCCACCTAGGATGCCCTTGCCCCCGCCGCCTTCGGTGGCGCCCCACACGGCCGTTGCACCTTGCACGAGGGCAAGAGCCTTCCCAGATTTCGTCGTGGCCGCCGCGAAGTCATCGGCCGCCTTGCTTGCCATGTTGTACGACACGACGATCTGCGCGATGTCCTGCAACATTCCGCCGAAGCTGTCGCCACTGACTTGAGCCAACTGTGTGAGGCTTTTGGCCCAGTCATCCAGTTGGCCCCGCCACGTTTGCGTCGCGTCGGCCGCCTCGATAAGTTGCTCGGACGCGCGGTGTGACTCGGCGGTGAAGTGATCTATAGACGTCGACCCGGCCTCGATCACGCGCGAGAGCGACCACAGGCCGCCCTCGCCGCGTACGAGTTCGTTTGTCGGGACGAGCAGCTGCACCATCTCCTGACGCAGCCGCGCGTGTTGCTCGGCGGACATGCCGGCGGCCGCCGCCGCGGCCTCATGACCGTCCGCCAGCGCGCGGACGTGTTCGTTCAGCGCGTGCGCCTCGGCGTCGAGCTTCATGTACTCTTCGCCGAGCCAGTTCATGGTCTGGCGCAGTTGGGCGGCTTGTTTATCTAGCGCGGCTGTCGCAACGGTCGTGACTTTCGTGTTCTCGCTCACCAGCTTGAGCGCCGCTTCGCTGACCTTGAACTGCTTCACGAGATCAGCCGTCTCGACCCCAAGCGTCTTCGCCGCTAGGATTTGCTTCACCGTCTCTGGTGCGAGCTTGTCGACTTCGGCGCGCACCGCCGCGAGCTGTTCTGTATAGGTGGCCGTGGCCTGTGTCTCCTGTTGGAGCTGGAGGAACTTTGCGCGCGAGGCGGCGAATTGTTCACGGCTCTTTTTCGCGTTCTCCTCGAGACTGAGGTTGTGCTGAATTAGCGCCTCGGAGTACCCAGCCATCGCCATCCCGTTGGCACTGAGTGCCCGCCCTATACCCTGATACATGGCTTCGATGTTCTGGCCCGCATTGCGGAAGCTGTTTTGGACAGACACCCACGCTTGCCCGATGCTATCCATCAGCGTGACGTGCGAGTCGCCGAGCGCGTCCGCCTTGGCCCGCGCAGCGGCCATCGCCGCTTCGTAAAATGCGGTCTTGCGCTCAGCGTCCGTCAGCTGCGCCGCGGCCTTCCCGAGCTTCTCGGCGTAGCGTTCATTGGCTTCGCCGACCCGGACGGTGAGGCCAAGGTTATCGAGAATCATTGGTGACGATCGGCCGAGCGCCGTGATCAGATCGTCGAGCGACTGCTTCGCATCGAGCCCCATCGCGCGCCCGAGTTTCATCGCGGCTTCACCGAGAGTGCCCATCTCGGCGGCCGTCACCGGCAGGCCCAGCAGCATCGCCTTGTTCGAGGCCTGCATGAGATCGAGATCGGAGATTAGGCCCTTGGTCGCCGTGCGCGTCGTCCGCAACATGGCGTCGCCGCTTTGACCGATGCTGGTGGCGAGCCGCGTGAAACTCTCTGTGATGATCGGCATCCGTAAGCCTTCCACCACGAGCGAGCCAGTCGCGCGCGCGAGTGAGGAGACAGCCTGGAAGGCGACATTCCCCAGAAAGGTGCCAGCGGCGGAGCCGAGTGCCACCAACCGCGCCGTCAGTGCATTGGTTGGTGGTTCCGTCTGCCTAGTCGCGTTCGCAATCGCCACCATGGCGGACGGCGCCTGCTTCCCGAGGAGCTGATACTTCTCAAGCGCGCGCGTCATCACCGCGTTGACGCGTTCCTTTTCCTGCGCGGAGAGCCGTTCCACGCCGCCGACCTGATGGATCGCCGCCGCGTAGTTGTGCGCGTGCTGAATCAGCTTCTCGCCCTGGAAGGCCGAGACCATCTTTTGCATCGACGCCGTCGTTGTGTTTATTACATCGACGCCTTCGGCCACGTTCCGTTTCAGCTCGGCCATGTTCGCCGCCACGCGCACAATCATCGAGATGGTGGCCATCAGCGCGCCCCTCTCACCGCGTTCTCGACCACGCGCTCAAGCACTTCGGCGGCCCGTGACCGGAAGCGCGGTTCCTCAAGCCGTGCGGCTGGAAAGAGAAATGGCCGAGCGGGCATCTTCACGGTGCCGAACTCGAGCCAGATGTCGAGGTACTGCGGCCGATAGGCGGGGATCTGCACGAACACCCGCTCGGCATCAGCGGCACTCTCGACCACGATGCCGTCGCGCGTGATGCCGCTGCCGACCGGTACACGCTGCCGAGCGCCAGCGCGGATCCGAAGTGCGACATCGTGCGCGAGCAGACGTAACTCACGCTCTGCACCCACACCGATGGCAGTCATAGCGGCCTTCACCGCCTCCGCGCCTTCCACGCCACTCCGGTTATCCGCCATCAATCCACCGCTCGAGCGCGTCTCCCTTCTGCGTGTCCTTCAGGCGGTCGCGTTCGATCCGAAAGAACACTTGCCACGCCGTCAATTCGCGCGATGTCGTCTCCGCTAAGAGACGGCTCACGGTCATGCCGAGCTCGCGGGCGAGGCTGAAGACGAACCACTGGAAGCCGCCGGGCTCGAGGGCTTCCCCAATTCGTCGACGTCCTCATCCGTCAACCCCGACAACCGCTGCGCCACCGTGAACATGCGGTTCAGCAGATCCGCCCGAATGCGACCGAGCGGTTCAACGTCGTCGTCCGAAAAGATGCGGTCGCCAAGCCCATCGACGGCGCAGTACGCGACCAGGCGTGCCCGGAGGTTCTGCGTGTTGATGTCCCGTTTCCGTCCACGCGTGACGACCAGGGACGCTTCGAACGCGTCGCGCTGCGTGCCGCTCATGCCCTGCATGAACACGTCCTCGCCGAGGCCCAATTCGGGCACCAAAACCCGTTCACGCGGGAGCGTCGTTGCCCCGAGAATCGCCAGACGCAGTGTGGGTGCACTCATAGAGTCGTTCGCTCCTTCCGCTGTCGATCAGGTCGAACTCCGATCCGCAGATGGAATGCGGGCCCACCCGGAAAGGTGGCCCGCACTTCCGCTGACGTTTACGACGAGCTCGTGAGAATCGAGAGGTTGCCGAGGCCCTTGAGGCTAATGGTCACCTTGTGCGGATCGCCGACCGCGCCAGACAGCACGGGGAAGTCGCCATCGATCCCGACCTGCCCGGAGAAGTCCGGATTGTTCTCGCCGCGAATCGCTGTGCTCGGCCGACCGATGAACGCAACGCCAGACGATCCCGTCGAATCGAGGATGCCCTTCAGCGTGTTGAACACGCGATTCGCCGAGCTGCTGTAGTCCTGGAAGAGCGTGATGCGGGCGCCCCACCGGCGGATGTTCGGCGTGAGGCCCTGTTCGAACGTGTCCTGCATCGCCGTCACGCCGACCGGCGAGCGCCGGCCGACCATGACTTCGATGCTCTCGACCATGTTGCCCAGCTCGACGGCGTTGAGGCTCGACATTGCCGCCTCGAGCAGGTGCTTTCCAACTGGCATGGGCTGCTCCCTGGGCCTGAAAAAGACACAGGCCCTACTCGCGCGTTGGGGCCTGATCGCGCGAGAGGGCCTCTGAGCAGCCTTGAAGGCTTGAAGCGTCCGGGGTCGATCCGATTAGGTCGGCGCCGCCGCGAGTCGCGGTTCGCTGTGCTCGTATTTACACGTCTTGCACTTCCAACGCGTCTCGCCCATCGAGCTCAGGTTCACGCGCTGGTCGTCCGGATGCGTGCACGCCGTCGATGCGGTTGGCGCCGGCGGCATCGCCACATACGCCAGCACATCGCGGATCTGGAGCAGCGCGTCGCGAATCTCCATGAGGACCTGCACGGCGGTTGGTTCCACGGGCGCCGGTGCTGCCTGACTCTCGCTCACGGTCGCTGCTCCACGAGCACCCGATACAGCGCGACGAAATGCCGAATCAGGAGCTTGTCGTCGCCGAGCTCTGTGTAGCTCTCGTCGGTTTCGTACTGGATGCCGATCAGATGGTACCCCGTGACGGCCGGTCGCTGATAGTGGAGTAATTCCTTGGCTTTACTGAGCATCTTCAGTCCAGCCAGGTCGCTGCGCTCCGCCACCGTATCTTTCGTGACCGCGTGCAGCTCGAGCCGCAGGTCGCCGCCGGGCGTCGCCATCGTGTCGAATCGCCCCGCGCCCGCCACGTGGAGCAGGAGATACGGCGGCTGCTTCATTGGGGGTGCGACCCGGTTATGCACCCCGCCCGTGGCGAGCGCGGTCATCGCCGCGACGTTCAGCTGCGCGAACACGCTCGTCAACACCGCCTCGTGTGGGAGCTGATGCACCACCTATCGATCCCCTCTAGCTCACGACGAGGACGAGGGCCGCTGCACGCAGTCGGCCACCAGGAACCGCCGGCGGCCGTCCCGGTTGACGAGCGCCCGAATCTCGAGCAGCGCCTTCGACGGCAGCCAGCGAAACCGGTGCTTGTCCACCGCCACATCGTCCCGGTACCGAATCGTCACGCGGTGCGAGAGCATCGGCACCACGGCCTGCGCCTGATAGAGTTCTCGACCCTCGAGCGGTTGCACGTCGCCTGGCACGTCGTCCAGTTCGCTCCAGCTGTCGGCCTGCCCGCCGATCGTGTCCGGCGTCTCGGTCAGCTGCTCGAGGATCAGGCGCTCCCGCATGCCCCCGAGTCCCATCAGCCCCACTCCGGCAAGAGCACGTCTTCGAGCCGCGACTGGATCTCCGGCGGCAGCGCAAACCCGCCGTCCGTGTCCCGCGGCAGCTCCTCGCCGCGGTGCTCGTAGAGGTACGCGACGATCGACAGGATCGTGTCCTGCACGTGCTCGGGGACGCCGGTCGACTGCGAGCTGTAGCCCGCGTCGAACCGCACGAGACCCGCGTTGGCCGTCCGGGACCCCTCCGGCCAGCTATAACTGCCGAGCGGCACGATCCGCCCGGGCTCACTCGCGATGTCCACCACGTACTCGGAGGAACTCATTGTGCGGCCGCCGGTATCGGTTACACCGTCGGTGTCGGTGAAGTACTTGATCGAGGTCACCGCGAGGAGCGGCGCGCGCGGCGGGCGCAGCGCTTCGTCGTCGCACGGGAACCGATCGAGATACCAGTCGAAGGTCTGCCGCAAGGCCGCGCGATTGGTTTTGTCTTCGAACCGCCGTCGGGCCGCGCTGATCAGGCGCGACAGATCGTCGTCGTCCGCCACGTGGCTCGGCGACAGGCGCAGCCAGGACTTCGCCTGGGCGACCGACACCGGTTCGCCGGTGGAAGCCGTCACGAGCTTGAGGGCGGTATGGCTGTCGTACGCCATGGGCTTACACCTGATGCACTTCGATCAAATCCGCCTCGTCGTGCGGGAAGTACACGACGCGGCCGGTCGAATCCAGAACCTTGAACCGAAAGCGATAGGGCGAGCCGACGAC